CGATGTCTCGAATTATCGGGGCGATGTCTTTTGTGATGTCAATTGTGACCCCAGCTTGATCCGCGGCCTGTGCCATCTTCGCAACCTGTTGGGCTTTGGCGACACGCGCTGATTCAATTTTCACTGGTAGGTCACGCATCGTGCCGATGATGTGTTCTTGGGCGACTTGCAAACCAGCCGAGGTCTTATAGTCCACTTTCGTCGTGTCGGCTTGTTTCAACACCTTAGTGTTGAGTTCCGCAGCCTTCTCTCGAAGCTTTGTGGGGTCAACATAATCACCTGCTTTATCCGCTCCAAGTTTTACTAACCCTCCAGTCCCGACAACTCCAGCACCCTCACCTAATGCACCACCTATGTCTCCGCTACCAGCGCGTTCTCCAATGTGAGCGAGCCACGGTCCCATTAAAGGAATCAACGACGCCGCACCGTGGCCGAATGCCTCGTAGTAACGACCCTCATGATACGCCTTACGGGCCTTCACAACCTCGGCGTCCGCTGGACCGTAAACGAATTTCTGCGCGGTTGACGTCGGCCCGGTGAACCAGTTTGGGTTCCTAGCGATGTCTTGTGCCATCTCAACACCACCACGTACCAAGCCTTCGGCTCCGTGAAACACCGATTGTGCGACGTTCTTATTAGTAAAACCGTAATTCTTCGGTATTTGGAAATCCGGCTGCGCGGCTTTGACCGGCCCGCGATAGGGCTGGCCTTGTGGTGTCGCCTGCGGCGCACCGGCTGACGCAGTTGAGGCTGACTTCGGTTGCTTGTACGGTGCGAATTTCTGCATCGCCTCTTGAGCAGACTTCGCCTGTGTTTTATACACTTTGCCGTCCACACCCGTGGTCTGGAACCATTGTAACTGACCACCCTGCGTCGTATCCGAAGTTGATGTATCCTGCGGCATGTGTCTCCTATGGTATTACAATGGGACTATCTGCTGTACCCGCGCCCGGTCCGGGTGGCGGTGTGTCGATGATGCCGTTTTTCTGAAACATCTGATCCTTCATCTGCAACATCTGATACTGCGACTGCAACACAGCACGCTGCGCTTCGATTTGGGCCAACTGACGCTGGACTTCGTCCTTGTCATCCGGGTCGGCGTACCAATGTGATTCCTTCTGCAAGTGATCATTGAGGTCTTTGGCTTGTTTGTCAAGCTCCGCAGCTTGATCATGTAGGGCTTTGTACTCCTTGACAATCACATCGTTCGCCTTCGTTGCACCAACCCGTACCTTTGCGGAACCCTCCTGTCCCGCACGACGTTGATCCGCTGCGTAACGCGCCGCGTCGACACGTTTCTGTGTCGCCTCCAGCATTGCTTTGGTCTGCATTAAGGACTGCTGCAAGCGACCCTGGATTTGAGCTGTGACGGCTTTGTATCTCTCGTCGAGCTTCGCTTGCTCCGCCGGAGTCACTTGCCCCATCTGCTCGGTTTGTTTCTCCTTGTAACCAGCCATCGCCATCGCTTGCTGTGTCATCGCCTGCTGCCGATTGGCCATCTGTTCGCGTTGCTCTAGGTTGGCACGCAGTTGCTCAAACTGAGCCTTTTGGACCTCCTCTGCTTGCGAATCACGATACGCCTGCTGCACTCCTTGATATTCTGCTGAGTTGGGGTCGCTGACAGCTTTGTCAAACAACTTGTGATTTTTCGGATCAGATATCAACGCCTGTGCAGTCTGTTTTAACTTAGGGTCATCACTGCTCTGCAACGCGATGTACTGAGATGTCAACTGACGCATCTTCTGAATCTTCTGCTGATGCATTTGTTGTTTCACAGCAACCACAGTGCCCAAAAGACCAGTTCCGCTCAATCGAGGCTTGTTTCCCGGAGGTGTCGCTGACAAAGGAACCCCAGGGACGCCTGGTATCTCGGTGCCTGACGGTAATCTGACGTTGTTACCACCCAACTGAGGCATCGCCTGTGGTCCACCACCGCCGGGCATCGGCCCGCCACCTTGACCCCCCTGTTGACGCTGTAGCTGCTGCATCAACAACTGTTGTTGTTCTGGGGACATCTGTCCCAACGCCATTCCTGGCATTCCCATTCCGCCCATGATGTAACTCCTTTATTAATCAGTTAAAAAGAGATATCATTCCCGCCGCCACCGCCGCCGCCACTACCACCACTGCCACTGCCGCCACCACCACCAAAACCCAACGACCCAAGACTTGATATACCTTGAGCAACATCCTTAAACTCACTAGAGAGAGTCTGTGAACCAGCGGTCGGTGGGAACAGACTTGAGAACGCAGCCTGATACTGCAACAGCGGATTGTTCTGTGGTAGGTCGGTTTGGAACTGTTGATACTGCTGCTGAATCGCTTGGTTCTGCAATGCCTGAAGTCCGCTACCAAACTGCGCGGCACCGGATTGCAGGTTCTCACCGACACCGATTTGCGTACCGATGTTCTGCTGTTGCAATTGAGCCAGCAATGCATTCTGGGTTGCTGTCGCACCCTGTTGGAAATTCTGCATCGCGTTGCCAAACGGCGACCCGGCGAGGTCACCCATCCCAGCGAACTGACCACTGAGGTTGGCTTGATTCTGTTGGATGTTCTGTTGCTGCGCCTGCAGCATCGCTTGCCATTCAGGCAACGCGCTGATGCCCTGATTTGCGATTTGATTCAGCATGTTACCTCCGGGCACGTTGCTCGACTGCCCAGAGAACATCTGCATCAATTGTTGAAGCACTGGGTTCAACGGTGCAGATAGCGACCCCGGTGCTGACATCCCGCCGCCCGGCAACTGCACAGAGCCACCGAACTGTGGTAAACCCTGTCCGATCTGCGAGTTCAACATGTTGGCGAAGTTACTCGACAAACCCGGATACAGTGGATTGATAAGATTCAAACCACCGTGTTCTGTAGTGATGCTACTACGTTGTCCGGCAGACCCCGCGTCGGAGCCACCTGCGGTGCCGGAGTTGTATCCATAGATCGAGTAAGGCGATGATGAATTACCGCCACCCCCGCTGCCCATCGGATTGAAAAACTGCCCCTGCTGGAGATAACTAAATCCGTTGCCACCGGGCTGCGACGCCTGACCTGGGTTGGCAAACGACGGCATCTGGCCGTAGTATTGATTGCTCGATTGCAGAGTCCCGAAGGGATTTGAGCTGCTCCCGCCGGTGCTTCCTGTGTTGAGTTGTCCGATACCACCCAGCATCGCTGTTCCTGCCATGTTACACCTCTCACTACGTAATCAGTTATCAGTAACCAACACCCCAGCACGAACCCTTGATAATGGGTCTCAAAGGCTGCTGGGCCATCCATGCCTCTTGACGTCGTTTGGTTTTCACTGACGCCACCAAACCTGGGAAGTCATTTGGGTGCGCCGGGTCGCCCCAGAGCAGAGTACGTATCTCCGAAGCCTTCTCGAACTCCAGTAGTTCCATGAACCCACGTAGCGCGGCGGCCCATTCCAGTATCTCGTACCACTCTGCAGGTAGCAGGATTACTGTTGTATTAAGCAGACCCTGCTGATTGAAGTAGTCGATCACGGGGTGCCGTCGCATGACGCGGGCCTGTACTTGGTAGTTCTGGTTTGGTGGTGGTTCGAAGCCAATTGTGTTACCGAATCTGTACCACTGATTAGGTAACGACGGATATGAGTTGAATTTGTCCGAGTCCTGAAACTGCGTCGGCAGTAGTTGCTGTCTTTTCTGGTTGGTGGGGTAATCAATCCAGATTAAGAAATCCAATGTCTTGATGTTGTAATCATACGGCGTGATCGCAACTGTGACCCCGCTCAGGTGTGTGTTCACGAACGTCGCCGTGAACGACACCCCAGGATTCAGGCCCGTTACAATGACCGTCTCTTGATTCGCGCCGCCATACTCCATGATAACCGGCTGACCGATTTGCATCTGTAACGTAGACGCCACCGTAACGGTCGCCGCGCCCGGTGTGGCCACTGCGCTTGATGTGGTTGTGGTCCCAATCACCGGTCCCACCGGCAGGAAATTCGTCTCGGGATACTCCTGTACCGACTGTCCGATCGGTCCCCCCGTGAGATTAAACGGCACTCCCAACTCTTCGAGTTCCGAGAACGAGTCACGTAGGTCGGGGTTGCCCGACAACTCAATGATTGAATCGCGCAGCCATCGGTCGATGTTGCTAGTTTCCGACACTCGGTTTTCCAGCTTGAGGATTACCTCTTGCTCAAGGTTCTGGATCGTGGCTAGTGTGGTGTTGGCTAGGCTTCCCATGTCAGTAAACCATCACTTTCACCGTGACACCAGCCACGGTTGACCGCAGGTAAATTTTCGTACTGGTGTTCGCTGTGGGCGAGTTGTATACATCGACGCTGGCTGATTTGTAAGTCACATGAAACCCAAAGGGCACGCGGCCCAAATTATGTGTTATCACGTCGTCTGATCCCGCTGTCCCCGTCACGTAAATAGCATGTGAGTTGGCGACGTTGTCACCGGGCAACGGCGTATTCGTCAACGTCAACGCAGGCGCATTCTGCGGTATGATACTCACATTACCGTTGACCGCCCGCGCTAGCTGCTGATAAATCTGCTGCATCGACTGCCACCACACCGGACGCTGCGGCGCGGGGATTTTGAGTTGGACCGGGACTCTCATCTATAAATGCTCACCTGTTGTTTTGTACCTCACCACTGATGTCATACACCGCGGTGATCTCCGACATCCCCCAGCCCACACCCTGCGGGCCGGACATTTCCCACGTGATGTACTTACCTTGCAGTGACACCGGGATTACAAACTTCAACACCGAACCGGAGTTGGTTCCGTAGGATAACGAATACACCGTCGTTGCAGTGTTACTCCCGTCCGCCGTAGGCCACTTGGCCTGCTGGCCGAATTCGTTTGTGAAACGAAATGACACTGTGATCGCCCCGAAGTCAAGCATGCTAACGCGGATTTTCTTCGCCGTGTGGCCGTGACGTGGGTCGTCAAATTCCAACTGGCCCGACCGGATGTACCATCCGTCGTTAGCGTTGATCGATGCATTCGTGGGTGCCGACGACGGCGTTCCAAAGTTCAAGTAAGCCACTGAGTCGGCGTTGGCGTCCGAGATCACCATTGTGTCCAATGGGTTGGCATTGCTCAATGACGCCCAGGTCCACGACTGCTGTTGCCAAGTGCCGACCAACTGGTTCCACGCGGGTGTCTGCGCTAGCGACAGAATACCGGCCGGCCCCACCAGACGTGATGGAATGAAGTACTGCTGAGTCCACGTCATCTCGTCAAAGTGGTAAATCCACGCTTTGTTGAGCGACGGTATGAACAACCAGAATGACTCGTAGTTATTACCGTTGGCCTCCGACATGATAATGCTGTAACAGTTGCCTTCGGCGGCGTTGAACAGATCAGCGAAGATTCGACTCCGAGCGCCCAGCCTGCGGTTGCCGTCGATTGGTTTGTCGCCGATCCCATTGGACTGCGTTCCATCGAACACGTACACGTCGTTCTTGCCGATGTACGCCGAGATGATCTCACCGAAGGTCGCCACACCGTAGGGCAGGATGCTCCCCTTAGCACGGCTCCCCATTGAAATGAACTCGAACGGGGACAGTCCGATGCCAGTGGGCACTATCTGGCAGATACCGAATTGTTGATAGGCGTAACCCGCTTGATAAATCCGCGCCAGCCCATTAATTGGGCCGAGGCCATTGAACAGGTCATTCTGGCCCGCTGCAAATGACGTCCAGTTGGTCCCATCACCGGGCGCTGACCAGTACACTCGATTTGGATTGGGCGTGCCTCCCACACCGGTCAACGTGTTCGCGGCCAGCAGTTGGAAGTTCAACTCGCAGACATACTTAGCGGGCACCGCGACATTGGACACCGGCGAGTAATATCCAGTGATGCCGTCCCACACCATCACCGTGTTGTATTGCTGGCTGAAGTACAGCTTGTAACCCACCACGTCCCACTGCATGAATTGCAGCGAGCTACCGCCGAGCGTCGCGCCTGTGGCCACCGGTGCAGCCGTCGGTGTGAACACCGCGCCACTCGTGGTGCCGGTCCATGTCCCGCTGGAATTGGCTTGAGCGGTCCCCGCCGTCAGCCCGACGATAGTCATCGGCCCCGCGCCCGGTACGGTGCTAATCAGATTAGCCAACGCACCGGTTCCGGTCTGCACGACTTCCTCGTTCGCTATGAACGTCCCGCTGGTCACCGCGCCCGTCACAGTGAAACTAGACGCACCCAGCACCTGCGTCCACGTCGCGCTACTAGCGGTGTAGTAGTACATCTTGGTGGGCGTCCACACCACCGACAACCGCACGCCATTAACGTTGTAGAAGTCTGCAATCCCGATGATAATCTCGCCCGAGGGCGATGTGAGGGGAACAAACGCCGGGAAAATCTGCGCTCGCGACTTCCAGAACATTACGTTCTGCACTTCCGCGAAGGCACGGTTGCCAATTTTATCCGACGTGACCTCACTCTGCACCCCACCGAAGGGACCCACGTAGGGGTACTCGGGGAGTTCATCTTGACGCAACGAGTTAGGGGCGACTGGCATTACACGTATTCCACGATCATTCCATTGAACTGTGTCGAATCACCATTAGCATGATTCTGACAGGTTAATAACACCGTAACAGCATTCGCTGTGTTTATGGCAGATGTAAAGACGTTAGTACTCGCTTGCTGAACTGTACCCCCTCCAAATTGTAGAGCATCCCATTGCTGAAACGAAGCCGACCCTCCAACGTTGCCTCCAGTGACAATCAATTGAGAGTTGGAGGATGCATTTGGAGCTTCACTAATCCCAATTTCAGCCCCTCCGAAGGTGATTACCACAATCGGGTGTATAGAACTAACCACTTGCGAAAAAGACACCGTGAATCTAAGTTGATTTGTCGTAGTGATGCTACCCGCTGGTAACACAAATGTATAAACAGTATTAATACTCGTGTTTCCAGTTATAGTAACCTGAGTCCTGATTTGCTGATTCAGTGTTTTGAAGAAATTGGCGCCAATCGCGGTCCACGACGGATTATTGAACTGATAAATAATTCCGGTATCCGTCGCAAAAAACAATATCCCGTTCCAGTTTGAAGGCTGTGCGTCTCCGGCGAAGTTGGGTTTACTAGCGTCTAATCCGCTAATCGCCGCCATACGCTGCTGCACGTTGAGCTGTATCTCCTGCATGTCAGCCGCACCCTGCGACGCCTCTTGGGTGTTGGGCGGGAACGTGACATCATATGTGTTCGTGAAAGCCATTATGCGGTCTCCCCTGCACCGACGTTAATCTCCACCCCGAGCGACTCCAGTGTGGCTAAGTCCTCCGTGAAGCGTTTCACCAAGTCAGTACGGAACTGCTTATTCTTGAGCTTTAGCTCCCGGCAATCTTCGAGAGGACGGTGAAAACAGCGCGTAGGATTGACAGAGCGATCCATAAATAAGCACACAATCCCCCAAGCCCCAGCAGTGACAAGACGGTCAGCAGCATCCAGTTTAACGTTATAGAGATATGTCGACTTGGCAAGAGTCTTGTCATCGATACCTCGTATGGGAACGTTTTCCTCCGCTGTGTGTTTCTCGGTGGGCCACGGTGGTATCGTTACACGGATCGCACCAGCGAACTCATCCCGCAAGTCAATCTGCGTAAGCTGGCCGCGTGCGATGTCCGCGAAAAACTGTCCCAGTGGCATGTCGACCAGATTCAGCAACAACGTGGGCGACGCGTCGTAGCCAAACCTCGGCGTGAATTCCAGCCCGAAACACCTGCCGTCTTTTTTGCTCACGATGACATTTAGGTCCAGCATCCCGTGATAACGCTCGCGTTGCGCCCACGGAACGAGCCGCTTCGCGGTGTCGCACACCGAGCAACCCCCACAAAACCACACCAGATTACCCAGACAGCCACCACTCGGCCCGATGTCCTCGTTCATCAACTCCTTACGCTCCAGTGTGTGATTCGTAAGAGGAGGCACGAGTTCACCGTTCTGAAACCACAACTCGGTCGAATAAGCAACACCTTTCTCAAAAGCCTGTAACTCAAACTGAGGTTCGGCAATGTCCACATCTTTCTCAATGTTTTCCAGCATCTCGATCAAGTCCTCAGCGTCGTAAGACACATGCGAGGGTGACAAATCACCTAACTGCTTGCTGGGTTTGTAGACCCACCGGACATCGGGGTTGGCCTCGACATGCTCGCGGCCTTCGGCGAAGCTGGTGAAGCTGACGGTCTCAGGTACCTCAATACCGCAGTCGCGCATAACGCCAGCGCCAAAGCTGCGATCGCGTTCAAGACGGTCAGCAATAACGCTACCTCCAAGTACACTAAAGCCTTCTCGTCTGGTGTAGTCAGCCAGAACCCCATTGCCACTAACGTCAAAAACGAACACATCAGTATTGCGGTCAGCTTCCACAAGAAGGTCTTCAAAGTCCCCTACTTTCTCTACAATGTTGTCGCCAACACTGCGGGCATCGGCGTTGCGGATCCACATCCTGACGTCGTGTCCCTCCTGCACAAGACGAGCACCGAAGCCCATGCCGTCAGCTGTCTCGGACACAATGTTAAAGCGAGTTGATTCTGTCGTCATATTCCTTCCAGGATATCCCAAACGAGGCGATCAACAATCGTTCAACGCCCGTTGCAAAACAATGCTCGTTACGATACGGGGCGTCGAGTGAGTCACCGGGTTCGCTGGTGTCGTCATCAGACCGCGACGCCTCGTAGTTGCGGTCAAAGGTGTCGACTTCAGACTGCGAGATACCGTGCAATCGACAAAGCAGCATCTCACATACTTCGTGTATCGCAACCACGGCCTCCATCAAAGGATTATGTAACTCGCTCACTTTGATGTGTATCGTGGCGTCTGGATCGTAATACCAATCCCCCACCGTAGGATACCGTTGTTGCTCGTGCGGTATGGTTTCGATCACAATACGCAAGGCCATCACGCCACCTCGCCGTCGTCAACTGGGAGTCGATCCACCACGTCAATCTCGTGATCCAGCGACTGCCACAAACGCATTCTAACAAGTCGGGATTGAATTATACATCCATTAGACGCCAGCCCCGGATGCTCAATAGCATCGCCGTGGATACGGAACGTATCGGGGTCGCGGCCCAACGCGATGATGTACAAACGTGTCGCCAAGTCAGGTTCCAACACGATTACATCAGGACCGAGTTCATTATGAGACGGCACCAACTCACGCATCGTGTAATGACCACGAGGTATCGGCCCGATGTCTTTGACACCCTCCGAGGAGGGATCATTCCGGTGCGGCGGGCGCCCGGAATAACCCATCCCCATGAGAGCGTTGTTGGTATCGTACAGATTGCCAGAGCACTGCTCGTAGGTGCGACTCATCTCAATGCTCCTTCAACACCGATCCCCCGTTGTAGGAAATCCGCTTGCGTTCGCAGTAATCACGCCACATGAGGTTGAATTTGAAGTTCATCTCCCACAAACGACCCCATAGACCCAACACTGCAATCAACGTAGCCAGCGAGACATATCCCGTGAATCCTATCTGAAACACTGTGTCCCCTTGACCTGATTAATTGAAATTGAAATCACATAGTACTTCCACTCCGTACAACTGGAAGCTGTTACCAGCGGGTGACACCACATTGAACTCCAACCATAGCTCAGTGTTCGGCGTGATGTTGTAGTAAATCGCCGCTGTCAACGGAACATTGGTCACGTAAGGATTGGCCTGCGCGACGTTGACTAACCCGTTTAACGCCGCAGCTAGTAACGTTGTCTGCCCCGACGCCACGGTGTTCCCGTTAGTGAAAATGGTCTGTGTAAGTGACACCGTCAAGGTGGTCATCGCACCGGTGAGCACCTTGTAAATCGCGTTGATTGACTTAGGCTTGAAACCCTTCAGCTTCAACGCTGTGCGCGGTGTGATCTCTTGCAGCGCCGCCATCCCCGACGCAGGCTGAGGTTGACCCGGCAAGATATAACCATCCGGTCGCCCCTGTGGCGCAGCGGACCCCGGTATGCCGGTGCCAGCGCTGTTAGGTGGATTTGCCATCACACCACCCAACCCCGAGCCGAAGGTGCTTCCAAACTGCTCCTGGATATCCTCGAAGTATCCACTGCGGCGCAGGATGGTGTTCATGATGTTGATGTCAAAATAGGCACCGGAGGACGCTGGTAGGTTCCAGGCGATGTCACCCACGGCATTACGTGTTAACGTGGGTGCAGTACCAGACGCCGAGATAGCGCTGATCTCGTTAGGACCGAAGAAATACAGTCCGTCGGTAAAAGAAAGGTCTTGTTGGAAACGTGACGCGGTGTGTGGCATTGTGGAACCTCCCACCCCTCAGGGTTGCGGCTCGCGCCGACTAAGGTTAAAAATCGTAGTTGTTGTCTTCGGTTTCAGTCAAGATACCGGCCAGCTCCGGTTCCTGCACCGGGTCCGCGAGTACTTGCTGTATAATGTACTGACGTTGATCCACAGTGCGCGTGCGCTGTGGGTTGTCAAATCCATAGGGACAGATTATCAAACCGTCCTGACGCACCAATTGAGATGACGGCCAAGGCCATTGGTGACAGTCACAGTGCAACCACGGTATGCCGGTCCATCCCGAGCCACTTGGATTTGGCATTGTGAGACCTCAACGAAAAAACCAGCCTACGGTACAGTGACAGCGGTCCAGGTATTCGTCGCCGAGCACACATACAACGCCGTCGACCCGCTGCTTGCAGCAGTGTTTTGGTCCAGCATGCCCAACGCACAGTTCTCGGTAGGAACCGCGTTGCTAACATACATGTTGCCAACCGGATTAAACACCTGAGCACTTTCGTAAAAAACGACGTTAGTGGTGGTGTCACCAGCGGTGAACGTCGCCACATTGATCGCCGAGTACACAGCAGTGGTGTTCAAGGCCAATGCGTAGGTCCCCGATGCTGTGCAGGTAATGGTCTGTCCCACGTTAGCCAAACCAGCCACCGTGGTGCCAGTCTGCACATTGAACGTGCAAGCCGACGGCGCGGTGCCAGACACCACCCAATTGATAACCCGATACCGATACAAACTGTTCTCAAACAAATACTGGTTCGCGGCGTTGGTCACCGGTGGATAAATCAACGTGCCCGGCGTCGAGGGCGGCGCGGTTCCACTTCCCGAGAAATTGGTGCTCACCGTGAACACCGCTGGTGACGTAAGTGAACACGACGCCGTCGATGAGCTACTCAGTGTGCAAACGGACGCCGTGATCGTTTGCAGTGACTCGGCCCCGCTTGCGCCTCCGCTCGCACCGACATACATGCGCCACCCCACGACCTGCGGGCTGGCGTTGTTTGCATTGGTGCTCACATTGGCCACCGGCGGTTGTATCGTGATCACTGACGTCGACCCCGTTGTGGTGATCACCGACGAAGTCGCGGTGTCCGTGGAACACGGTGTCTCGGTGTTAGTGCTTGAGAACAACGTCACACACACCCGGTACGACCCCGCTGCGATGCTTCCGCCGGTAGCCACCTGCGAAATCCCGGTCCCCGTACCGTTGCTGAAGCTCTGCGCGGTGTTGATCGCTGGTGGAGCCAGTGTAACCACCTCCGTAAACGACTGCGAAGCTGGATACGGCAACTGCCCGACACACAACGCGGCCAGCGCTAACCATGCTACAATCAGATAACCAAACCGTTTCATCACTATTCCCCCCTTGCGGTCAAGCCGCTTGATTTGTGTTGCGTTGTGCAACATAGCACTGCGTGCTACACACGCCGTCGACTACGGTCCATTTGAACCCCAGCTCCCATACCAATTCGTTGCCCCGGTGCTAAACCTCATCGTGGCGATTTGTTTGATGGTACGGGTGTCGAAGTCATCCGAGAAATCCTCTTCGAGGTTCTCACGATTCATGAACTTCAACGTGTGGTCCATCTTGTCGCCCACCAAAAACCACGCCGAGGCGCTGGTGAGGTAATGCGACACGAAATACATTAAGTCCTCGGAGATCAACGAGTTGATTTCGTTGTCTGAGGTGTAGGGTTTATGCGGCGAACCCAGAATCTCGCGTGCGATCCACTTGAGTTCCGGCGGGATGATCAGGTACTTCGGCTTCATCGAAACCGGCAGACCCTGTGAGTCAATCAGGCGTTCAAACATATTGATCGCC